AGTATTTTATGAGTGTACTTTTTAAAGTTAGTATGTTTTATGCTCTTAATACGCTCTAGGAAGCTCGTAGAAAGATTTTCTACATTGTCTAGGTATGTACTATGGATATAACATACATTGTCTTTAACGCCATTAAAACCACCTTCTACGCCCTTGCTCTCAAAAAATCTATCATAAATCCAATGCTCTTTAGTAACAGGATTTAATATTAATATAACTCTGTTCTGTATGTCTTTTTCTCTAATACTAAGATCTATAGTGTCAAAAGTATTTTCATCTATTAATTCTTCTGCTTCATCTAATACCCAGCAACTAATACCTTGTAATGACTTTAGGCTTGCAGTTTGATTCCCTGCTGAAGTCTTAATACCTCTAAATAAAATATCACTTTTACTTTTAGTATTTATAACTTCTGATTTGTTTACATAAAACATTTCATCTTTGTAACCTAGTAATCCAATCTTTTGTAAAAATTCAGGAATTATAGAAAGATGAGCTGAAACCATAGTGTATCTTGTAAACAACACCCTTATACCTTTAACCATTGTAAGGAGTGTTAGAAATACTGTAACAGCAAAAGACTTACCTGAGCCCCTACCACCTGTTATGATAAAGTAGCGACAATCAGATTCAAATAAAGAATTATATTTATGATTCAGTCTCAGTTTTGTAGAATGTTATTAGTGGCATATGTATAGGTTCATCACCAGAGGTTACATCTATTTTATTTGTTTCATTCATTCCTAGAATGTTCTTTGCTCCGTGTATTACTACTGATGGCACTTTATCTTTTATACATTCATAAAATTTAGATTTAACAAAGTCTTTTGCAATTAAATCTACATCTTGTACTTTTTGTGCAAACTCTTTGTCATCTTTTAGCCATTTATAATAATTTGTTCTTGATAAATCACAAGACTTAAGTGCTGTTGTAACTACACCTAGACTTGCTTCTAGTGCTTTAAGCATTCTTTCTTTAGCGATTTGTGTTCTATTTTGTTCCATTTTTCTTTTTTAATTCTAAACCATAGTTGTTAATTTTTCCTTTACTTTTGTATGTTTTCTTTTTTATTAATTTTAATTTTTTAAAATAAGTGTAGTCAACGTGATGATGTATTCTTCCAAATCTAAAAGTTAACCTTGATACATCAGGGTGTACATCTACTTGCATCTGACTTTTTGGCAAAGTACCCTCTTTATCATAAAACTCTTCTGAGTTTCCACCCCTTAAAACTTGTGTTGTTGTTTTTAATTGCATAAAAGCATTAAATTGAATTGTACAATAACCTGCTTTTAACATATCTAAACTTAAAATTGTATCTTCATTATAACGCCCCCTCCATCTAAATGGCGTATTATTCTTTATTAAATTACAACTGTATATTCTTGTGTTTTTTACAAAGGGTGGAACAGCAACTTTACGAGGCACGAACATATAGTAATTTGGTCCTGCCATTGCTACATTCTCATATCTTTCAACAAAATCTTCCATAGCTCTAAATCCTGCCCCATTACCTAATGGTATTTGTAAATTGTTATTCATTCTTAAAAACCTCTCGATATTGTCATCCATTACCCAATGATAATCAAACCCATTATCTTTTGAGTGATCCCATACAAAGTTTCTTGCAGCACCTGGTCCTGTACTTTTAGATCTTCCAAGCTTATCTAAAACCTCATAATCATCTTTATATTTTTCAGGAAGTATTAATATTTTATTTTTATCTATTACTGCTGAATATTCTTTGTATTCACTTTGTTCTATTACAATATTGTATGGAACATTCATCTTTTCTAAAGCTTTGCTTGTTAATCTGCTATCTGCTCTGCCCTTTGAAACAATATATAATGGATATTTAGGATTCATACATATACATTTCATATGATTTATCACATAAAATTGACCTCCAATTATTGCCTAAAATATGTTCTGCTTCTTTTGCTAGTAAGCAATCCTGTTTTATATTTTCCCAAAAATCACTTTCAACTCCTGAAGATTTATTAAAAGCACTTTCAAAGAAATGATGTACTATATAAGATTTTTTTAATATATCTGTAATATTAGGAAGTGTATGACCAAACAATTCTGTTTTACCATCTAGCCTTGTAGGTGATTCTAATGAGTAACACTTGCCCTTTCCAAGCCACGCAGGTAATGGGTGGAAATATAAAGGTTGATAAACTTTTGCAGCTTTGTCGTGTATTATTAACTTTTTTACTGTCCAAATAACATAATTCCAAGCCTTGCTGTCTGTTTTAGGATCTTCCATTAATGTTCTCATTATTTTATGTGATAATGAAGCAATATGTTTTGATATGTTTTTACTTACTTTTAAAGGAAAATTAAATAATGCTTTTCCATCCCAGCTATTATCATCTATATATAAAGGTGGGTGAGCCTTGCCCCATTTAGGTGCAAAGCCTCCTGTAAGCTTTGAAGGCATAGAAGCAAACCATCCATTATCTTGTGGTAAATCTCTCATTATAACAGCATCCATATCAATAACAACTCCATTTAACTCAGAAGCAACTTTTAATCTAACTGCATCTGAAACGTGAGCAATGCTATGACCATTCTTTAATGAAAGGTACGCTTGTTTAGATGGAAATATTTCGTTTGCATCTTTTACAACAATACCTTTAGGAATTTGATTTTTGTTAAATTCTTGATATGAATATAATACAGTATCGTTTTTAAATTTTACGTGTGATGCTAATGTTAGTAAATGAAAGGGTGAAATATTTATTTTTCTTTTTATCCATTTATTATAATCATAATCGATATTAACATCATACCTACTCCAGAATAAAATATATTTATTATTCATATACCTTGTCAAATTGTTTTGCATCTTTCACTTCAGGATACCATAATGATTTAGTCTTTTCTGTTATTTGCTGATTTAAAAGCTTTGAAAAGTTTTTTACATCATCTTCGTTTTTAAATGAAACTATTACCTGCCTTTGTGGGCTAAGATCTTTTTGGTTAAACTCAGGCATATCTGTCCATTCTAATTCAGCATTAAGTTCATTTTTATCATCTGAATTTTCCCATACATCTAAACCCCATTCAGTTATTTGTATTGTATTCCATTCATTACCTAACATAGCCCAATCCCATTCTCCAAATCCTACATTATCTTTTACAATAAATTCTTTTTTCTGTTCTTCTGTAAGACCTTCAGCTACATCAATCCATACTTCTTTAAGTCCAGCAGCTTGACTTGCTTTTAATCTCATATTACCACCTAAAACCATCATACTCTCATCAACTACAATTGGTCTTAGTTTTAACATCTCAGGAAATTCTTGTATTGACTTGACTAACTTTTTAAATTTATCATTTTTAATAATTCTAGGATTGTCAGGGTTTCCTTTTACTTTGCTTATCTTAACTTGTTTTTTCATAATATATAATAGAATTTTTTAATATTTATTTAATCAAAGGAATCATTAACACCCCTTTCTCCAATTAGTTTTTCTTTTGCACTTGCCCAAAGCTTATCACCTCTTTTCTTTTTACTTAATGATGCTTCTGTTCTTTTAAGGCTAGGCATCCCTTCAGTTGGTTCAGAATCCATATACAAACCACAATCACATTCAGCTTCTTTTGTTACCCATTTACCTTCACGATATACGATAGTTGCTTTAGGAATTTCTTTTTCTACCTTACCACAAGAACATCTGTATATTGTCATCTTGCTAAAGCACCTGTTCTTGTTTCGCTTTTTTTATATAACTTATCAAGTTCGAAGTGCAAATGATTTATTGCTTTTTGTATATCTTGCTCAGCAGGGTTGCCTTCTTTTTTTCCTGCTCTTAATAAATATGATACTGCTACACCTGTATTATAGCCAAGATCAAAATCTTCAACAACTTTTCTAGCAGTATATTTGTACATCTTACCTATATAATAGCTAGGCTCAGGAGTTTTTTTGTAGTCTTCTTTCTTTGTCATTTTCTAAAATTTTAATTAATCCGTCTTGTGTGTTAAGTGTTCTTGGTCTTGATGCTCTTCTGTATTCTTCAGGAGAATAGATGAGCTTGACCTCTCTCACTAAATCTTCATCATCATACTTTACTATCCACCTACTTGAATGATGCATCTTATTTCTTTTAATGTGTGCTAAATAACTCATTTTTTTATTTTTTTAATTCTATATAATATATAACCTGCAAAAGGCGTTCCAAATAATAAGGTTAACAGACTTGGATGAGGTTCGCCACAAAAACCAGTTAAATGTCTAATAAAATCAAGCATATTTTTTATATAGTTTTTTAATTCCATCAAAGCAAGTAGCAAGACAAGAGCTGCAATTAGTGCTACTTGAATAATTAGTTCCGTGTATTGTGTTGTAGATCTCAATCATCTTTCTTTTAGCGTTTACATCTTTTGCCCTTCCTGTCTTTAAATCATCCCAAACTTTAATCACTTCATCTATTATTTCCTGAGGTAAGTCATCAGGGGTTTCTATATTTGTTGTCTTTTGCCATTTCTTTTGACTACACTCCATAGGTGCTAAACGTGCCTTGATTTTCATAAAACAACCGCAGTCTTTACAAGTTCCTGTAGGTTTAAAATAATATACACACGATTTGCAAATAGCTATTCGATCTTCATAAACTTCATTAGGAACAAAGAATCTGTTCATAGTCTATAATCAGGATGCCTAAAGCCAAACATCATATAAAAAGAGTCGTTTGTTTTTGGATTATACATCTTCATTTAAATTTTTTTTAATTATTGTTCTTACTTTATCTATTGTTGTAAAAATACTATTACGACTTATCCTTGTTTTAGCAGCTAAAGAGTCTAATGTTTCACCTGTATAATATAATTTGAATAATTCCCTATCGTACCAATACTCAATCTTGTCTAGTTCTTTATGTATTAGTGCTAGTTTTTCTTCTTTAGTGTTATCTATTTCTTCGTTTGCAATATTTGATATATGTTTATTATTAGCAATATTATGTGTAACATCATCATTACTAAAAGTTGTACTACAATTATAACTAAAGTTGTCAATATGTGTATAATACTTTTCATACTTATAATAAAAATTGCTTCTTTTACTTGTTAATGCTCTTTTTAATGCAACTGCCCCATATTTAATTATGCCTTTTTCACCATCCTTTTCCCAAATAGATCTTAGAGTGTCAGGGTTCATACTTAAAAAATACAACATTAATTCTTGTACTGCTTCATTAACTTTATTCTCATCTTTAGTTAATCCATAAGTCATTGTTCTAAACTTATCAGTCAGCTTTGCTATCTCTTTATAAATCTCAGTCATTTATTATTTCTAATTCATAAAGCTTGTTAGCAGTTTCCTGCACCATTTGTTCTAACACAACCTTGTAAGCTCTTATAACTGCCGAGTTGTTTTTATTTTCTAAACCTGCAAAGAATCCATTAGTAGCAACAGAAAGATTTATTGGTATTATCATTAGCCAATCGTAAAACGTGCCATTCTCTCTTGCTCCACTACCATAAGTATTTGAATACTCTATGATTGTATTTATCACTTCTAAATAATTATTGTATTTTGTCTTTGTAGATACTTCTTGTGCAAAATTTAAAGACATAGTTAAATAAATCTCGATTATTGATTTATGTTCTTCGCTTGAATAAACAGGCTTTTGCATACGCCAAAGATAATAAAAAGGTTACTAGATTCCCTTTTCTTTCTTTAAGTTTTCAACAAGTGATTTGTAATAACTTATTAAATCTTGATAATCTACTCTAGTAAATTTTTTTATTTGCCTTGATTTAAATTGTAATTCTTCTGCTGTACCTTCGCCATATTTTGCATCTAAAGCTAAACCAAATTTGTACTGTTCTCCCTGTCCAAATAGATTATCTGCTGCTGATTGAGGTTGTACGTTTGTTTCATCCCATCTTGTCGAAAGGCTTTTTCTTGACATAAAATGTCCTGCGTGTATACTCTTGTAATGATAAACCCTGCCTGATGTAAAACATTGCACCATTCCTTCATCAGTAGCATCTTTTAACCTAATGTAAAGGCTAAACCATTTGTCAAGTTCTTTCTTTAATTTGCTAATTGTTTTCATATCCCAATTCTTTTCTCCATTGCTCTTGTATTTTTCCTTTGCGTATTTTATAAGCTTGACCTCTGAGTCTTGGTTCTTCCTCTTGTAGCTTTGCTCTCATTCTTCTTATACTTTCTGCATTAGTTAATTCACTATCTGCATATTTTTTTAAAAAACACAAAGCATTTATTTTTTGAGAATCTATATTTTTATTTTCTAATTCTCTAAAC